ATCGGGTTTGTGGTGTTCAGGAGCGGAGAAATCCCCATACTGAACATGGACACAAAGTATCCGATTGACGCGCACGCTTCCGGAAAGGGCGTGCCAACTGCTAGATTGCAGTCGACAGTTACATCCGGTGCGTCTATGGTAGACTCGAAAGAGTCCTTGTCTGCCCTCGCGCTCTGCGTAGGTGAGCGGCCCTCTCTGTCAGGATCTTGTGTTGGATCCGAGCAGAAGGCCGCCACTGCAACAGGCGAGGGGGTGGGTAAGGAGACAAAGAAATCTCCTCTTCGGAAAGACACAATTCCGAAGGTTCAGCGAGTGGTGGGACGCATCATCCAAGTCATGAAAATCTTCGGATACTCTGCCGAAGGTCGTGATCTTGGAGGCACCATTAAGCACTGGACGGCTATGGTAGAGGGTACTGCAGGCATTGATGCCTGGGTGAAGGTGGCGAAGTATAAACTTGCGGCCTTCTACTCCCATTGGAAAGGGCAGCCTCTTCCTAAGAAACCGTTCAGTCTTGATGACAATCCCGCCATCCTTGTGGGTGGTTGCGCGTATCGATGGGTGCGTACGCAACTGCTGGGGGGTGGTGAAACCGCGGATGAGTTGCTCTTCTCACTCAAGATGGTGAAGAAGGCACTCCCACGGCCGTCGAAAGCGTACCTCGATCAGGCGGAGCGTGAGGCTTTTGTGAAGCTCACGACCCCTGTTCGTGGTCCGTTGTGGACGGTTGATGGTAATGTGCAATGGACACCTCCGCGTGGGAAGTTCCTCTTGAAGTGGGGCGATATCGATGAAGGGGCTCCGGCTTCCGTGATATCGCGGGAAGTGGTGGTCGCTGAGTTGCGACGCACTGTCCGCGAGATTTACGGGAAAAGTCGTTTCTCCCTTCGTGATCGCTTCCAACCGTGCTTTCCCAGCACATCGGCCAACTACATCGATTCTAGATCGGGAGGTGGCGCTGTGGGCACGTTGTTGCAAGAGGGGTGTGTCCTTTCTGGACTTCGCGAGCCAGGCTTTTCTGCAGTCGATGTACATGCAGTTCGCCGTATTGGTCTCGCGGAGTTTGGAGAGGGTGATGCGTCCGCGTCAGAAGTGCAGTCGGCCGATGACACCGTCCTGCGCCTCCGCTACCGAAAGTATTACTATCGGTTGTTGCGTGAGGCGGAGAAGGAGGTGCCATTTGCAAAGCCGGTTGCACTGGCCGAAGCTCTGAAGGCACGGGTGATAACCAAGGGCCCTCCCTACCTCATGACGGTCTTGAAACCGCTACAGAGGAAGTTGTGGAAGGTCCTCGCCGATCACCCGTGCTTCCGACTTGTCGGACGGCCATTGGATGAGTGGTACTTGCAGGAGCGCCTGGGGTCCCATTTCGGTCCTAACGAAGGCTATCTCTCCGGTGACTACAGTGATGCAACCAATGAGTTGCACAGCTGGGTATCGGAGGCCATCGTCGATGAAATATGTGACGTGTGGCAGGTCATGCCCCTCGAGCGGGAATTATTCCGCCGAGCGTTGACCGGTCACATAATTGACTACGGCGGCGAGCAATCTCGCCAGGCGCGTGGTCAGTTGATGGGCTCGGTGGTCTCATTTCCTATCCTCTGCGTTGCGAACGCAGCGATGTGTCGCTGGGTGTGGGAACAGGCAACGGGATTGCGCACTTCATTGGAGCGCTTTCCCGGCTGTTTCAACGGCGACGACGTCGTCTTTCGCGTGTCGAAAGAAGGACGGGAGATGTGGCGCCAGGCGTTGGGGTTCGTTGGACTGTCCGAATCGGTAGGAAAGACCTACTTTTCGTCATCCTTTCTTGAAATGAATTCGCGCATGTTTCGGGTGTCGCCTCATCTCGCGTTTCAACGCGTTGAAGATGGTTGTGCGAACCCGATCCCGGGCCTCGGTGGTCGTATGAGGGAGCGGCGTTTCAAAGCGGTTGGCTTTGTGAACACCGGTCTCATGTATGGCCTGAAGCGTTCGGGTACGGGTGAGCCGAAGAATCGCAGCTGGAAGGAGAAATCCGGCCGCGAGGCAGCAGTGTATCGGCGGACTGAGGAGCGTCTCAATGAGCTCCGGAAAGAGTTTGGCCCTCGGGGCAAACAGATTCCGAAGTTTGATGAGCTCTTGGCTCAGGTCCGCTATCAGATGCATGGTGCTTATTCTTCGCTCGTGGGGGCGTCCCAGGTTGAAAACATTGCCTCGTCGGAGGGCGTTTACCAGCCGTCGGCTGGTTCGCGCGCTATCGACTTGGTCGAGAGTTCTCCTGAGCGCCTCCGTGACCGTGTCATGCGAGAGTTTATTCATATAAATTGGTCGTGGTTGAGTCAG